CAGAAAACGGAATGTTGTTCGACATTTCGGAGAACGGCGACACCGGCACATATCAAATACAGATCAACTTAATTTATAGGAGGTAATTTTACTATGCCATATGTAAACAACTCGGTACAGCGACATAAAATCGCTGATTATATCGACATTTCAGCAACTTCAACGCCAAATTTTGAGCTTATGGGGACAGGCTTCACAAGCCTTAACGAAAGCCCAAATGCACAGGTTAAGTCAAGCAAATACATAAACAATCCATCTGCTTCAAAGACCACGACCGGTTATGAAACGCAATTCCCTTTTGCATCTGAAATGATTGTCAGCGAAAAGGCAATCCGCAAAATTTACAATACCGCAACATCGCAGAAAACGGGTGGAGATTGTGATATGGGATATATCCGTGTTGAACTTTTCAATCCGTCGGGTGCATACGCAAAAACTATCGATGTAGCAATCGACACCGCAAAGACCTATTACGAAAAAATCGATGATGAATATTATCCTGTTGCCAGAACCTTTTCCTACGTAAAATATTTCGCCAGTTTCTTTTATAAACCATTCATAAACATAGTATTTTTTATTAATCAATTGTATCACCTCTATATCCATTATATCATGGTATAGAGAATTTGTCAACCTTAGCTTTCACCGTTTTTGCCCGATAATAATAATATAGATTACTCTATATCACGCCACACATTTTAGCAGGTCTTGCCCCATTAGTTTCCCCACGCTCTTTATCTGTCCGAAAACGAGTGCTAAGGACTTAAATTTCTCGCCGTTGCCCTGTGAAATATCACCGAGCATTTGTAAATCTGTTTGAACGTCTTTAAGCTCCACGCCAAAAGACATTAACGTTTTGGAGGCGTTGGCAAGGTCAGTAGTTTCAAATGGAGTAACCGCCGCCATAGACCTTAAATCATTCATAAGGTTTTTAGCCGTTTCCGCATCTCCGAGCATTACCTCAAAGCTTGTTAAATACTGCTCCATATCAGCATTAGAGCCGATAAAATATTCAACGAGTGTTTTCCCGGTATAACCGAGTGCAACGCCTTTTATAATCGTGCCTACCTTGTTACCAAAGCTTTTAAAATCGTTCTCAAAGCCCTTGCCGTCAATACTGGTATCAAATTTTAAACTGCCGTCATATGCCATAAAATCACCTCTTTATTATTCCTGATATATCCCCGCCGTTTTTAAGAGCCTCTATCAGTTCATCGTCCTTATGTATTAATTCCTGAGAAATCGGGATAGCGTATGTTTTTTTCATTTCGTTGTAAAAATCCCTTTGCGATTTTGGCATTTTACCGTCAATCTTAATAGCACGATAGCCGATTATTTCAGACAGCTTGCAGTCGTTTTTCAAGCCCCTGAACATCGCACGGAATTTCCACCAGTGCAAATATTCAATATCCTCTAAATCAATGCCGTACTGCTCTTTAAAAGCCGAGTACATAAATAAGCTGTCGTATTCGTAATCAAACACCGCTGAACCGCTTGATTTTCCTGTTTTAATAGTTTTCCAATCGTCCGAACAAGAATAGAAATTCAGAACACCGTCGACAAGTAAATTTAAAGGCACATCGGGGATTTTACCGTCAAGAATAAAGTCAATTGCTTTCGCAAGGTTTGTTATTTTTTCTTCTTCCGTTTCTGCATACTGATTGATTGTTTTTTCAAACTGTACCCAGTCCCGAAAGTCTGTTTTTATAAAAAAGCTTTCGCCGTTTATGTTCAAAGTCATAGGGCTTTTTTTAAATATCATAAAAACCGCCTTTAAAAAGAATGCCGCCCAAAATCTGTGTATCAGATAAGGGGCGGCTTAATTATGTTTTACGTATTCGCTGTGAACGCTTTTGTTGAGATATTGAAATATCCCTCGACCATAAGCCCCGCCTGATTGAGATTGCCTGAAATCTGAATATTACCGTCGCTGTCGTCAATGGACGATACTTCAACGGAAACAGGGAATTTACGAGCGTGGAAGTCACTTGCTGAAGCTTCGTAATAATTGCCGATGTCAGCCACATCAGGAGTTGCAACCGCTGTGTAAATGCCGTCTGTCACTGTATAATAGGTTTTACCGCTGTCAAGTGCTATGTCCGTTGTATTTGTGTACTTCGGTGTGAAAAGGTCTACACGGATATATTCCGTTTCGCAGTCGCCGCCTGTTTTCTGCAAAGTCGCCATGTTATAAATTTTCATTATAACCGCTTCGGAAGCAATCAGTTCCGAGTTAAAAGGGAACTGCGTTTCATAGCTTGTTGTGGTCTTTGTTGCCGACGGATTGTTTATGTACTTGCTTGACTTAATCTGTGCGTTAGGGCTTTCATTAAGGCTTGTAAAGCCTGTCCCCATAAGCTCAAAATTTGGCGTTGAAGTTGCTGAAATGTCGATATAATCAGCGATTTTATGTCGCTGAACTGTGTTGTTTACATATGGCATAGTAAAATTACCTCCTATAAATTAAGTGGATTTGTATTTGATATGTGCCGGTATCGCCGTTCTCCGAAATGTCAAACAACATTCCGTTTTCACCTGATACCTGACAAGGTGTAAAGCCTACATCAAGGGCGGGGAATACCTCCGATTTTGAATTGTCAGCAAGCCAAAAAATAAAGCGTTCGCAAAATGCAGAATTTTCAAGCCGTTTTACATCATCAAAGGTGTACCCCTTGACATATAATCCAAAGCTTGCCCGCCTTAATTCAGCACCGTTTACATAGCGTTTAACGAGTATGTCGCCCACTTGCGATAAGCCGTAACCCTCTGCCTTATCGTCCATAAGGTCAATTTTCACGGTTGCAAGCTCATCGAGAAAATCGCAAGCCTGTATATACTCTTTCATAGCTGAAATAATGCTCATTTTGCGCCCGCCTCTCTTTTTGCTCCCTCAAGGATTGCTTTCTTTTGGTCTGATTTCATGCGCTCGAACCAAAAAGCACCCGCATTCGGATTGATTTTTCGGTAATTAAGGTTTTTATCCGTCAATACTTTGCTTTCGCCCTGCCTAGCATAAGCCGAGCCTGTTAAACGTGATACCATAAGTTTTCCGTAATACTGATAACGTGCATAAGGGGCGGTCTGATGAATTAAGCCGCTACCTATTTTTGTACCGATTGTCGCTGATTTTATAAGCGCACTCGATAACATCGGGGTATACGGTTTCATTCGCCGTATAACCTCACTGTCAACGTATCGTTGCACTCTGCCGCCGTTGTTTATCCCCCTGTCAGCCATTAACTGATTAGGTGTCTTATTCCACTTGATTTCCATTATTTCAGCCCCACTTCATAATGGGGGAATGTTCCGAAGTCGAGCATAGCAACCGACATTATTTTTAATGCGCCCGCCTTGATTAGCTCTTCCTTTGTTCCGCTTGTGTATTCGCCTTTGATGATATAAGCGCCATTTTCGGGGCGTTTAAAATCAGTAGAATAAAGTACCGTTGCTTTGTTTGAGGCTTCAAACCCTTGCTTGCTCACGCCCCTTGCGTTGGTTTCTTCATACCAACAGGGAACAACATAAAATAAGTCGTCCTGAAAAAGCGTGCATTTACAGTTTGTCATATCAAAGCCCCCTATACATTAACCCCGTAGAGCCTATAAACGTACAGCAGATTGAAGCATATTTCTTTTGGATTGCAATTGTATTGCTGTCTGCAAAGCTTACAGAATATGAGCCGATACTCTCGGAGGATATTCCCTCTCGCTTTTCGTTCACTTTCATTTCATCAGCAAGGACACAACAACACTTCTTGAGCCTGTCCTCTGTATCGGAATAGGATTTCGCATTATCAGACGTGATATAGTCGATATAGTCGCTTGCGTTGGTTGCGTATTTATTAAAGTCAGAAGCGGACATTTGCCCGCCCCTGCTTAAATAAAAAGTGTAATCGGCATACGCCATATTATCACTCCTAACTCAAATTATGCCTTGATAACTGCTGATGTAAGTGTTGTGTAACCTACTGCAATACAAGCACCAGTGCTGTCAAACTCTGCAACTTCGATGATGTCACCGACTGCGCAAGAGCTGATAACTTTAGCGGTTGCTGTTGTCATTGATGTACCCGCATATGCTGTGGAAGTTGTACCGTAAGCAATACGGCTTGACGGATTTTTCTTATAAGCAAGGGTATTACCCTCTGTGCTTACTGTTGCGGTAACCTTTGTATCTCCTGCGGTTGTTGTGCCTACTCCAACGGTAAGGGCAATTGTCAGCGGTGAATAAATTGCTCTGATAGCTGTTGAACGGAGTACCTTATGAGCGTATACCATACGTCCCTGCACTGCGGAAGCGCCTATGTATTTACCCGAGCCGCTTAAATCCTGCACCTTAATCGGTACGCTAAATTCATTTGCTCTTGTTGCAAATCGTGGGTGTCCTGCTACCATTGCAAGGTTAGCTGTTGTATCGTTCCATTCAAGAACAAGGAAGTTTGCAATTTTGCCGACTGCTCCGCTTGCTTTAACCTCGTCACCGAGTGAAGAAGCTGAAATAAATTCGGGCGATTTCAAAATAAGCGCCATTGTATCAGGCGTTACAAGCAGATAGCGCTTGCCGTCATTTGGGATATTAGCCTTAGACATTGCTGTTCTGATGTCGACAATAGCCGAATAGATATTGTCCTTAGTGAGTGAAGCAACGCCCGCAACCGTTGAGCCTGCAAGAAGTACAGTTGCTCCGTCAGTGTCAATCTGATTTGCAAGAGAATATCCGGCACTGTCAAGCCTGTCCGCTACGAGATTATCAGGAACTGCGGCGGCATCGTAACCGTCAATAATTTCATTAACGCCCTTATCCTTGTTGATAGTCAGCGTTTCATAGCTTGTTGTGCCTGTACCCGCTGTAATGCCGTTTGCCTTGTCGTAGTCTGATACGGCTACTTCCGTATCACGAACAGGGATTTTAACGCTACCCGCTGTTGGTGTGCCCTCATAGTCGTTGTTAAAAACAACTCCGTCCTTGAGGACTAATTCCTTGCGGATTTTCGCCAAAACTAAACCCGAATATCTTTCCTGTAATGTATGTGCCATATAAATTTACCTACTTTCTTAAATTTTAATGTCGGGATTTTTCGCTAAAAACATAGCCTCAACCCCTGTTACTGTTTTCGGAGCGCCTCCGCCTGTTAATGCAACTGGATTATTTATCGGGGCATCTTTCCCGAATAAATATTCGTTGTCCTTTTTACAAGCTTCAAGCGCCGTCTGCAAATCTGTGTCCTGATTTTTGCTTGATTTAATACTTTCAAGGTCAAGCAATGCCTTTACTGCTTTAGCGTTTTTAGCCCCCGAGCCTGTTATAAGGCTTTCAAGCTTTGAATTAAACTCCATATCAGTAAGCTTTGTCTGATAGTCGGTTTCTTTCGCTGTGAGGTCTGCTGTCAGCGTGTCAATTTTGCCTTTAAGCTCCTTAACGTCCACGCCCTCAAATTCTTTCAAGGCATTCTGTGCGGTTTCAAGCTGCCCCTTGTAATTGTCACGTTCGGCTATGATTTTTTCGGCTTTTTTCTGCTCTGCGGATATATCAAGACCGTTTAATTTCTGTATTTCCGCTATCTGTTCAGCAGACAGCCCAAGTTTTGTTAAATCTTCTGTTTTCATATATTCCTCCATTATTAAGTTGTTTTAGGTGTGTAACTTTCCACCAAATGAGCGACTATTTTAGGACTTATCAGCCTGTCCGCGCTAAATTTGAGCATAAAAATAACACGCTGTCGTGCGTGTCAGACGAGATAAATAAGACCACCGCCTTTCATTATTTTTTAGGGTTAGGTTTCCGATATTTGCAAGGCATACGATAACCCCCCTATCATTTTTGGTATAAAAATAGCGCATTGTAATTTAATACAACACGCTTTGTATATTATTGTCTGTCACTAAAGAATTCTTTCCAATATGGATTTTCATCATCAAATATTTTCTTTTGCTCGAACGTTAGACTGTACGGATAGTCGGCAAACATATTAAATGCTGTTTCCTTATCAAAACTGAAAATCCATTCTCCATCTTTTTCAGATGTATCTTTCCACCAAATTTTATCAGTATCTTTGTTTTTGTACCAATTACTTAACATTGCCCAACCCTCCTTTCTGCTGTTTGTTAACTGCCGTATTAATATACCCTAAAATATCAGCAAATCTTTCGTTTCCTGATACCTCATCAATGTCAGTCAAATACGCTGTTTCAACATATCTTGACGAAGAGCTACATCCAAATCTTTTTGATAATGTATATCT